ACACGAAGACACGCACGTTAACTGAGTACGTTACTGATAGGCGTGACGGATTTGAGATTAAAGGCACAACGCTACAAGGATTTGACTTTGATAAAGGTAGGACAAAGACCCTGCGTAAACCTCAAGAGTTTATCCCGATTGCATTGAAAAAGACAGTTCGACAGTTTGATAAATTGTTCGAAGCATTGACGACTAAAGAGACGAAACCGACAGGAAGAATTAACGCAGATTGTATCCTGTTAAGAGTAGACAAATGAGTAAAGTAATTGACTTTCGTTCAGCAACAGAAAAACTCAAAGAGAAATTAGAGGCAGAGCGATTAGAAAAGCAAATAGATGATCTTGATGATTTTAGCTATTTGCGACAAACGATTGACGAAAAGAATGACTATGGAACATTTAGTTTGTCATTCGCTTATGTGATTACTAAAGAAGTTATTGAATCAATGGAAGTCATGGGTTATGACATTGAAGGTAATCCGGACACAGTTTTTGATATTGTGAGTATTGTCGAATCGATCAGAGCATTGTTTCATCGTGCTAGTAATCAAGATTATGCGTATCAGGCAGTTGCTGATACGGTATTTGATATTGACGATCCTCGTGAAGCGCTGGACAACATTCTTGATGCCATACGAAAAGAACCGTTTCCAGAATGAATATATAATTTTATGATAATGAAAAATAATGGAGTAAGTTATGATCTTAGTAGATCTTAATCAGGTGATGATTTCAAATCTGATGGCACAGATAGGGAACCACACTGATGCGAAATTAGATGAAAGTATGCTTAGGCATATGATCTTAAATACACTACGATTCAATCGAAACAAGTTTAATAAAGAGTTCGGAGAACTTGTTATTTGTGCTGATGATAGGAACTATTGGCGTAGGCGAATGTTCCCGTATTACAAAGCGGCACGAAAGAAAAGTCGTGAAGATTCAGAAATGGATTGGTCTGCAATATTCAACTCTCTTAATAAAATTCGTGAAGAGTTAAAAGAGTTCTTTCCCTACAAAGTTATTCAAATCGAAACTGCTGAGGCAGATGACATTATTGGTGCGATTGTTCACCTTGAAGGTCGTGAGTTAAATATCGGTGAACCTATCTTGATTCTATCAGGCGACAAGGATTATGTTCAGTTGCACAAATACGCAAACGTAAAGCAATACGACCCAACACGTAAGCGATGGATTCGACATGCTGATCCCGATGAGTTCCTATACGAACACATCCTTAAGGGTGATGCATCTGATGGTGTACCTAATGTGCTTTCTGCTGACAATTGTTTTGTAGTTAATACAAGACAAAAACCTGTCACAAAGAAACGCATTGCTGAATGGAGAACACCTGAAAATCGCAATGAAGAGGTGCAACGTAACTTTAAGCGTAATGAAATGCTTATTGATTTATCGATGATTCCCGAAGATATTAAAAATGAAGCAATTGATAAATACAAAAGTGATGATGTAAATGATAGAAGTCAACTTCTTAATTACTTCATCAAAAACAGATTAAGACATTTAATGGAAAATATACAGGAATTTTAAAATGACTACAATAGCAATTGCTGAGATAGTGGATGAAGTAATCAAAATCCAAAAGAAAGTTGATAAACTTGAATACTTGAAAAAGAACAACTCATTAGAGTTAAGAATAATTCTTCAGGTGATGTATGATAAAACCAAGGAATTGCTTATTCCTAATACTGCGCCACCTTATACTCCAACAGAGCATCCGGACACTTATGGTGCTTTATATCGTGAAGCAAGAAAGATTAAATATTTTGTTAAGGGTTATGCCGGCGATAATTTGCCTGATGTAAAGCGTGAAAACCTATTTATCGAAATGCTTGAGAGTGTTCACCCATTAGATGCACAATTGCTTATTAAGATGATTGCACAAAAACCCTTGAAAGGTTTGCCTGCATCAGTTCTTAACGCATTGGAACCGGGTCTCGTACCTGAAAAACCGTCCAAGAAAGGCGACAAAGAAACAGAAGAAGAGTAGTAACTATGTCAAAAAAGAAAGGATTTCGTGATTGGTACGAAGAGTCAGAACCTTCTGAGAAATTTAAGAAAACTGATTCTAAGCGATACGACAAAAAGCGAAGCGATATTCAGAAAGCAAGAAAACAAAAAGCTAGGCAAAAAGATTCATATTTCGGGTAAAACCGGTTGACAATTTCGCTCAGTGTGTTATAATACACACTGAAATGAGAAATTAAGGAAAAATATGAAAAATAAAGTTATTCTAGTAGATTGTGATGGTGTTTTACTCGATTGGGAGTATTCGTTTGATCAATGGATGAAAAGACACGGTTATGAGATCGCTGTTGATGGTCCTTATCAAATGAAAGAGAAATATGGCATGCCTGAAAAAGACATAAAACGTCTGATTCGCATGTTTAATGAAAGTGCGACAATTCGCAAACTTCCTCCTCTACGAGACGCTATCAAATACGTTAAAAAATTGCACGAAGAACATGGTTATATCTTCCATTGTGTTACGAGTTTGAGCAACGATCAATACGCTCAGCATTTAAGAACAAAGAACCTAATTGAAATGTTTGGTCCTTCTGTGTTCGAAAAATACACTTATCTAGATACAGGTGCTGACAAAGACGAAGCACTTGCTGAGTATAAAGACACGCAATGTTATTGGGTTGAAGATAAGATCAAAAACGCCGAGGTCGGTTACGATTTAGGTTTGAGATCATTACTTGTTAAGCATACTCACAACGAAGATTATTCTAACAGTAAAATCCCAGTATTGAAAAACTGGAAAGAAATCTACAATAGTATTGTATAAATAATGTTGATGGATTATGAAGGCGATCCATAAAGGTCGCCTTTTTTATAGGAGCAAATAATGCCAATTTATGATTTTAAAAATACTGAAACGGGTGAGATTGAAGAGAATAAGATTATGTCTATTTCTCAACGAGAGCAATATTTGAAAGACAACCCACATATGACTTCTCATATCGCCTCTGCACCACCTATAGGCGACCCGATAAAATTAGGTGTGACTAAAACGCCTGATAGTTTCAATAGTTTGCTTAAGAATATTAAGAAAAATGCTGATGCACCGGGACAGAAGTCAACTATTAATACAAGATAAGGATACTAATGCCTGCAAACAACCAATCGTCAAGACTAACAAAAAAACAAAAACGAGTATTGAAGCAACAGGGAGTATTAGATAAGGATAACAGTGTAGCATTTGGACCAGGGTTTAACATTGATCAAGATATTAAACCTATGACAATGAATCAGAAGATTGCTTTTGAATCATGGAGAGAAGGTAACAACTTAATGTTACACGGCATCGCAGGAACAGGAAAGACGTTCCTTGCATTGTATTTTAGTATCATGGAATTGCTAGAAAAGAATGCGCACTATAAGAAGATCTACATTGTTAGATCTGTTGTTCCGTCAAGAGATATGGGATTCTTGCCGGGTAGTGCGAAAGATAAGACAAAGGTTTACGAAGGACCTTATTACGATATTTGTAACAAACTATTCGGAAGAGGTGACGCTTACGAGATCCTCAAACAACGAGGCAACGTAGAATTTATATCAACATCATTTCTACGTGGATCAACATTTGATGATTGTATCATTGTAGTTGATGAGATGCAGAATATGAATGATCAAGAACTGCATACCGTTATGACAAGGGTGGGCGAGAATTGTAGGATCATATTTGCAGGTGACGTAAAACAGGATGATTTGACTTCTGTTCGATTTAAAGAAGAATCGGGACTCACAACATTCATGAGTATCATTGGCAATATGAAAGAGTTTAAGTTTATAGAGTTTTTAAAAGAAGATATTGTACGAAGCGATCTTGTAAAATCGTACATTATAGAACGAGACAGAATGGGGTTGTAATGCCAGGAGTTACACGACAAGGTTTAGATACGCAAGCGGGACATCCGTGCCCGGCCGTGCCTACGAGTCATGGCGCTCAAACTTACACGTCTGCAGGACAAGGTAAAGTGTATTCTGACGGTGCACTTGTCGTAAACAAAGATGGTAGTGCTGCATGT